GGGGGGGGGGAGCCTTGGCCCTCACCTAGTCACGAACTATCAAACCTTGGCAAGCTTTCTAAATGAATTCGATATAAATTAACGCTGACTTGAAGAAAAGATTTTACAATAAGGTAGAAGCAGTGGTATGTTAAGTTTCAACTGTTTGTGGGTTAGTTCCCAAGCTAGCTAAACAAACAGGTGTAGTCATTATTGATTCGGGGAAAACGCGAACTTGTCTTGTGCAAGCGAATTAATATGATATATACATCTGCACTACAAGCCTTGTGATTGGGGCTTGTAACAGTTGAAATGCCACAGAGCGTAACGTCTATAAACAAGGACCAAAACTGACATGAGAGGATACAATAATGACCTTTGCACCCGGAAAAGAAAAACATTTCAAACAATGGAACAACAGAAAAGAGACAAAACTCTTGGGAATAAACAATCACAAACAACAAACGAAAGATCTGCTTCACAAACATTGAAACAGAGGGAAGTAGAGCTTATAGCAGAATTGAAAGCTCTACGACTACAAGGCGCACAAATGCGACGCGACTTGTTTAGAATATCTCAGAATGATGCATTGAACAGAGGACTTATGGAGCAGAAGAACGCCATATGCGCTATAATGTTAATTGACCAACATTACAACATGAAAAAGAAGAATCGTCGCGACACACCTCCCGGCACTCAAGTAACCTTCACTATCAGCCGTGACCCACTTTCGGAAGACCATAGACCATCATTCGACTGCAGAGTCTCAATCCGTATTAGAGGAATGGAGGGAGAGCAGTGGCAATCTGACACATGGAGCGCACCAACTAAAGTAGAGGCCAAGGAGTTAGCTGCCAACCACTTGCTCAGTATGTTGAGTAGTGAGCTTGATTTTGCTATGCCAAACGGCGGTTGGATCAAAGATTTGGTAGCTGAAGGAATCGAACCCAATCCCGGGCCAGTAACTCAAAACCGAGGAAGGACTTTCCGTGGGAGCGGAAATTCGAACTTTTCACTGGATACCACCCAACCACAAGACTTTAACACACTATACTTCTTTACAGAATCAGGCAGCGGTGGACAATCAGTATCTATCACGATTATAAAAACCTCGGGAGCTCAGGTGCTTAACATTGGCCCTAACGCGAGATTGGGACCAGTTACTTTCCCAGGCGGTGAGTCTGTCAACATAACTATGGAACAAGAGCCGCCAAACGCATCAATAACGTGGCGTGTCCACCAGTTTTGGGGCCGTCAACAATCCGATCCGGTCACAATTAGTCAGACTGTGGCGACAGTCGTGACCAACTCAGTTGATGCTCGACTAGTCAATCAGCCCATCCAAACTATAGTCGGAAATGTGGAACTGGATGTGAACGTAACAAACTCAAGCATCCCTATCAGCATTGACAGCGGCGACGGATTTAACGTCACTGTTATAAATGATGTCCCTCTCACGACCACAATATCTAGTGAAAGCCAGCCGCTTTGGGTTACCAGCATTAACCCCGGGCCCCAAGCGGAAGCAGACAGCAGCGTTAGCCACACTGACATCTTAAAAGATGGAGATGTTGAGGCAAACCCAGGTCCACAAGCGAACATAGAAGAGATTGAAGACCCTTTTTCATCTATGGTTGTGTCAGATGAGGCTAGAAGGACCGTCAAGGGGAGCACTGATGTTATCTCACTAGAACTCACCTCTCCAGAAATTCTGGCATTACTCGAGCCACAACCACAGTCATTCGAACAAGCATCTCCTGTAGAAGAGTTGGATAGACAGAGCTACAAAATAGACCATCTTTCCAAGTTGGCTAGGATGGAAGGTAGGATAGGCGAGTACTTCACATATGCTTGCTATATATTGGAGATCCCTGTCACGAACTATTATTCTAAGCTTGACAACGAGATCTTGGAAGCTGAGGCAGAATATACCAAAGTAGGCGACAAACCAAAGTCACAGCCCAAACCGCAAACAGTTATGCAACAACCCGCCCCAATCCAACAACGAAAAGAAAGGAAGACGGAAGTCAATATTGACCCAGCAGAACAAAGGAGAGCCGTGCTTAAACGCATCGGGTCTAAATTCATGGGCGAGAACAGACACAAGATCGTAGGGTGGCTCGAACACACCAAACCAAAGCGGAAATTCTGCGAAATAGTTGCTACTGAACTTTTCGGGGTCAATTGGATAGAGTGCGCTTGTTGGGATCAATATCACTTGGCCGTGTTCAGTTACCTCAACAACATTCCTAAGTCAACACAGATAATTCAACTATTGACATTCGACTCACAACACCCAAAATACATGTTACTCGACAACCACAGAGCAGATCTCGAAGCTGCCAAACTGCACGGGAAAACCATGCATGCGTACAACGGCAACCCACTCCAACATTTTATGAAACAAGTCGATGAGTTAGATGGATGGAGAAAGGCATTCACTGGCCCCGTAAGGTCTCTGCCTAGATACACAGGCATTGAAGCTCAAGCCATCGTCACCAATGTAGCCGGGCATGTTAACTTTAACCAGTCTGATCTCTTCTCGCAGGACCGACTCCGCGGCAACGTAATTTCACAAGCCAATGAATTTCTCGCAAATCAGGCAACCACATTACCATCGACCAACCTAATCCCCCGTCGGTTCTGGACGCCGACAGACGGCCCAGACAACTTCTCTGAAGACCCATACGGAGCTAGAGTCAGTGAAGTGAATATCGCTGAGTATTACTCAGATCCTATCAAGGCGACCACCCTATCCGCCAACATATCTCAACAGACTTTGAACGGAATTACCTCTGCTTGGCGAAGAGACAATACTACACTATCAGGATTCAACATGAAGGATGTCGCTGATATAAATACAGTTCTGCCTCAGAAAGGTCTATCATTGGAGGAGATGTTACTGAGGTTGGAACTCTTACACGGCGTCCTGTCTTTAAACACTAGATGGCAGGCTATCCCAGCTTCAGCTTGGTGTGTGGTAAATCCCTCGTTTAGGCCAAATCGATTCAACCCTGTCATTGGAGTCAACAATTCTCCGGTGCCTGGTGAAAACTGTGGGGGAAACGACCCTGTGTATCCATGGGGTGGAGACAAGGGCAGGGTGGCATTCCATCTAACACCGGAATCAGTGCCACTAAACGAGCGAGAAGCCGTTGTGTTTATGCCTCCAGCTCTTTTGCAAGCATCTCAAGACGGAATCGAAGCAATAGCCCTCTTCGTAATGTCACTCACAGAATGGCCGTTCTGTTTGTACACATACTCTCAAAATGGGGTATTTCACGTCAATGAGGCTGTGTCCAACCCAACAAACGTCGAGTTCATCCCTACCGAGACATGGACAAGGATCCCTGGACGCAAGCTTCTGCATGTCATCCTTCCACGTAAGATAGCTACTGCTAACCCAACGAGCATTGGTGAGGCTGTCGGGTCCGTCATGGTTCGCCCAGCCACTGGGCCATTAGCTAGTGTTAACTCACCAGCAAACTCGACTCTCGATGTGAATGCCGTAGGTGTTCCAACTGTGTACTATCGCCTGACAGACTATCTCTACACATGGTGCCTGCAATGGGACATCACCACCATCAAGAACTACATCGGCAGACTAGGTGTCATGGTTGGAGTTCGAGAGATGGCTTATGTGGTTCGCGAGATCCGAATTAACTTATGTCAACAGATACCACCTATGTACCTCAGAGAAATCGGAGGAGGCAACCAAATCCCAGTATTTCCACAAAACGCAGCACAAGAAGCTTGGTTAAACGAGATGCACATTATGTGTTACTCAAACCACACCGAGGTTGGTGAGGCCCCAGCCCTTGAGGGAGTGAGGAAATTCCCAATCCAAGCTCCGATCTCAGCCGATTACAGAATTTTCGAAACAAATCTCGCTGTCTGGAATATGGTTGCTCTCGGTCTAGCAACTGCAGATAATTTGCGTTCTGAAGGTCTGACGCTAGTCCCGGCTCACCTTGGAGATGCGCGCTCTCATTTTTGGGACAGATTAGAAGTCATACCTATGACCACATCTTGGTTCACATTCTACTTTCTAAGTGGTATGACGGCTAGATGTTGGGAAGAGGGATATACTCAGGTTCAGAACAGATGGATCCAATCGCGCGTTCGAAACACATTTTGTACTTCTCAAGCAAATGGTACTCTTGTTCCCGCTGTATACGATACATTCCTGCGTAAGATAATGGAATACACGTACGAACGTAGTCCTAGCGTAGCCATCACTTCAGTGTCAGGACGTGAAGTGGAGGTATCTCATTTTGGAAGGTGGTTACCAGCCCTCAAATACGCTAAGACGTATGGCTATGTCTACAACACTGCACAAGTGAATTCTCGTGCTTTGGCCATATCTTCGTTCATTCCAGTGTTACTACCGGATGTCTGGATCCAATACCCAGCTAAGAACTTGATCAAAAGCATGGCTTCCTTTCCTCCGCCGGCTGGAATAGATGGGTTACAGGGGTACAACGACACTAAAGTCAAGGGTGTATTTACTCACAGAAACAATGAGGTGGGGTATACAGGCCCTTATATCGAAGGAGACTTGCGGGCTGTCTACGCATTGAACAAGGGTCCGGATCCTATCGACGAAGTAAAATGGAATACACGGCTGTGGTTCACAAGCCCTTTATATATACCGGGTAACTACTCAGGCAACGCACCCGAGGAAATCTTTCCCTTTATTAACGACCCGGCCGTCATTAACCCAACAGTTAGGCCAGCTGCTCGAAACATATTCACATTTGAAAACGAAGGTTATGCTTTCGGATTACCATCGATGAATACTATGTGCTTCCCGGACATGTCGGTGAGCGGGCAGCGAATAATACCATACCTCACTGCCGCGCCGGCGCAGATATATGTACAAGCTGAGAATCGAGCTAATAGAGTTGGCGTCTCAGTTTGGGCATTGGGCGAGGTCTATCTCGAGCCAGACATTCAAGCGTATGAATCATCCGGCGTTGAAGACTGTTTTGCAGACTTCGTGGCAGGAGATGAATGCTTGTCTTTTTTAGAAAGTGCGCCTGCAGTGAACACGGAAGTATCACCCGAAGAGCTTGCTTCCCGGGCTGTAGATGTAACCAAGTCGACAGATTTGGCGAATCAATCAACCACTACCGCGCAACCAGCTCCAACTGTAACAAGCCCATTACTATAGACCTGATCTATGACATTATTCGTATTATCAGGAAACCTTACGAAGACAAACTAGACATAAGTAGACTTAAGAATATATCAAACGGCTTGGTCAAGACCGGACGATTAAACTTTTCAGACTGTTTACGACTCCTTCGGACGTCGAAGGTAGCGGACGGGACAGTTTTGAACGTTGATTCGCTCGACAACATCATTAACTTGATCAAGCCCCGATGTAAAGCTGATTTAGCAGTAAGAAGGATAACTCTAAAAGATATAGCTCACGAATGCGAAGACACTGTTCGCTGGCTCACACATCTAGATCTTATAACCGTTACTAATTTATGTATCTGGGCGAAAATCTGGGGGAACGACGTTTTTATAAAAGTCAAATCTACTGGGATGTTCAATTCAATCGCTTCACTTATCGAAATGGGCGGAGAGGTAAGCTCGTACGTTAAACGATTTCCTGCAGACGACGGCTCAAAACAGATGTTTGCGGAAATCAGCACATTGACTGGCTATTTACAGAACGATATACACGAAGTAAGTTGGCAAGAAGAGCTCAAAGCTTTAGCACATGGCGGCGCGCCGCACGGTTTAATAGGTGAAAACATCATCGACACATTTAAAAGGAATCTCTCTTCGTGGTGCCCAATGAGATCGAGAAAACCTTTCATCACAATGCGAGATTACATTGATAGTGGTAGATGGATAACATCCGGATCGAGCTCAATTGGCAAAGTAGAATGGAGACAGGACGAAAAGCATGGGCATTTTAAGGCTAGGAAGAATATGGTTCAGTTTCTGTATACGACTGATGAACTACTAGATCTTGTGAATAAATGGAACGGCAAGCTCAAGAGTAGAGCCTTCACAAAGGATGAGTTAAGCAAGAGAAGGTTAGCCGTTGCGTGCAATATCGAGAGCTATCTGTGCGAGGCGTGGACGCTCGAGATCATGGGACACTTCTATAAGGCATGGGATTTCCTAACGTTAGACGAAAGCCCAGTTCAACAACACACCCGAACGATCAAGGTGGCTTCACAGCTCAGAGGAGGCGACTGGGCTTTGCCTTTCGACTTCAAGGCATTCGACCATCAGCCCACAACGAATGAGATAGAGACCTTATTGTCACATAACCTGGGAGGGGTGTCACTACCTGTCGAGAACAGAGCAGAGTGGATAAAATATGTATCGAAGATAAAAAGCAGCTACAGGCACAACACAATTACACTGTCTAAAGACGGGCAAACCCATAAAGAAATGATGAGTGGAGGTCTGCCAAGCGGAGTGAGATTTACCAGTCTCGTTGGAAATCAATGGAATATGATGATGACGTTGAGGGCTAGAGAGATAGTCAACTCTATTAGCGGGCAGGAAAACAAGTTCACGATCGGAATTAAAGGAGATGACACTTACATAATCTCAGACAGAGCGTCGGTACTATACCTATATCGTTTGGCTTACGAGTCCATTAACGCAGTAGGAATAGATGCTAAGTTTGGAATAACGCAAGGAGTTTGTGAATTTTTGCGAGTGGAGATCGGGGGGACGTATGCTCGTGGGTGGACGAATAGATCTATACCAACAATCACACAAAGGAAACCGTGGGCATCGGAATCGGCTGATTTAACTACAGCTGTGACAACCGTTGCTTCATGCATCCACACCCTCGAACGACGTCTGTTACGAGACATGGAATGGCTACACAACATAAATAGAGTAAAGTGGAGTAGATTTACAAAACAATCACCAAGATGGCTAGAGCTACCTCGGGAGTACGGAGGAATCGGGGTTTACCCCTGGCGAGGCTGGAAATCAAACATACCATGGCCACAACCAGCCACCGACAAAACTTGGACTATTACATCAGACCTAGTAGGCAAACAACTGGAATGGATAACACTCAGCGAAAGTGAGCAGATAAAGTATTCTCTAGTCTCGATGCATGACACGATAAGCGAAGACAATATACCTGGCGCACAGAGGAACAAACTTGATAACGCTTTAGCAGATATTCGGAGAACAAGAGTCCTATGGCATAAGGAAGACGTCAGCTGGCAGCCCAAGTTTTGGATCAAGACTTGGAATATACCTACAGATGAGAACTCCGCATGGCCTAGTCCAACACAATGGTTTGACGATACATCGCTTGCTATGTCAATAATAAGAGAGTATTCAGTGGTTCGTCGTATACGCGAAGATATTCCAACACTCGGAGCTGTACTTGCTGATTCAGTACCAGGTTTTTACAGCAGGATGAAGAACGCTGAATCATTAGGCTGGCACAGAACAAATGCAATCCAAATTGCAAGCGGAGATATACCAACATCATACACTGGAAAGCTACACCCCCAGCTAACCGTGTTCGTAAAAGCTAGTTTAGAGTTAGGAGGAGTACGTTATTGGAGGGGAAGGAACAACATACTACGACGACTGTACATCGGCAGTCGTGACATAAGCAAAGAATACTGTCAAAGTCCCGGCAATTCTTATTACAACTATTAACATCGAGGGCGACCACTTCTAAGCAGTTGCTATGAAAC